ACAGTTGCCTGGATAGCTTCCAGTTAGCAGAGTAGCTCTCTGACTTCCCCAAAAGCACAGCATCACCTTAATAGAATAAGAATAGCGTATGAGTAAACTACAAAGAAATAGGAAGCGAGAAAAGTATCACAACGCACACCCAGAGCGAGGGCGAAAAACTGCAGCTATTAAAGAAGCAAAGGGAATCAAGAGTAAGTTTAGTAAGTAGTAGACTAATTTAGTGTCTCCCACACTGAGATTCTCGCGAATCAGAGCAATCTGACAGACGGTATCTTGGTGTCGGGGATGTTAAAAACTATCCCTACACCATAAAGGCCGAGTGGAAACGGTCATGTATTTACAGAAAGGCGAAATAGACTAGGGGGCGCGTAATGCGCCCTTTAGTGTATAATTAGTGATATAAAAGCAAGAAAGCAAAGTATAAATTTCATAATATATGCGCCCATTAAAAAAGAAGGTTCTTGTAGAGCCAATTTTAGAAGAAAACAAAACAAGTTCAGGAATTGAATACGTCGAGGCGCGCACAAAGAATCACTCAAAAGGAGAAGTGCTCGCTATCGGTGAATCAGTCACCCAAGTAGCTGTTGGAAATACCATTTTTTACTCTCCATTAGCTTACGAAGAGGTCGGTGAAGGCCAACATATTGTCCACGAAGACGATATACACGCTATACTAGAATAGTGAAAATAAAATTCCAAAATTTTAATTCGGGGGATGTTGTATTTGAACGCGACCTTTTGCCGTCACAGGTAAAGTTCTGGGAGTCAGAGTCTCGCTTTATTCTGTTTTCTGGGGGTGTTGGGTGTGGGAAGTCACACATCATGTTGTTACGCGCTATCTATGAGTGTATGCGTCAAGACAATAACTATTTCCTACTAGGCCGTACTACTTACGGTGAGATTCATGACGTTTTGATAAAAGAGTTTTTTGAAATCTGCCACGATAGTTGGATTAAGGAATACCGTAAATCACCACATCCAACCATTGTTTTACATACTTTTAACGGGGGTGAATCAACAATGATTTTCCGTAACCTAGACAAACAGCACAAAGATTTGCTCGGTCTAAACTTGGGGGGATTTGCGATTGACCAAGCTGAGGATATTCCAGAAGACACGTTCTTAACCCTAAAGGGTCGTCTTCGTCGTGAAGGAATTGACCACAAAGTGTTCATGACATCTAACCCGAAACTCTCCTGGTTGTATCGAGTGTTTAAACAAGACCCAGAAGAGAACTACGAACTAATTGAGGGTTCTACTTTGGAAAACGAAGGTAACTTGCCCGCTGAGTACATCGCTGACCTAAAGAGATACCCTCCAACTTGGTACAAACAGTACGTTGAAGGTATTTGGGATGAGACGCTTTTAGCTGACAACATCGTTTTTGCTCGTGAGTTCATAGAAAAGATTTCTAAACATACTCGGCCAGAGCGTCGGAAGGAGGAAGGTCTACGTGTATACGCTGACTACAACCCAGAGCACGATTACCAAATGGGTATCGACTGTGCAGAAGGAGCTGACACAACAGAAGATACAATGCGTAAATCCCCTAAAGATAACGCCGTTATAGTTATTTGGGACAAGACCGCTGATGAAGAAGTAGCTATATTTTCTGCTAAAGTTCCACCGCGCGTACTGGCTCACAAAGCAGTTGAGTACGCTGCAAAATATGGTGACCCGTTGATGGTTCCTGAAATGAACTCTATGGGAGCTGCTCTGCTAGATAAGTTAGATGAGCTTGGCTACAGCAACATTTATCGGCGCAAAGAATATGACCGAGCCTTAAAGAAGCAACTAAAAAAACTTGGTTTTCGAACTACTGCATCAACTAAGATGTTACTCATATCTCACTTTGAGGAATTGTGTCGGTTACGAGAACCAAAAATACACACGCGCGAAACGTATGAGGAAATGAAAACCTTTGTCTACACAGACGTTGCAAAGAAAAAAGGAGCTGGAGCACAAGACGGATTTCACGATGACAAGATTATGGCTACATTATTGGCTGCCTTTGATGAAGACCCTGTACGGCCTGGTTCAGCGCATTATTCCGAGCGTGCTACACTTAGAGGTGACGACATCACTCCATCGGTTACCGTTGTCAATGGTCGTATCCGCCCAGATGAAATGTTTACTGAAGGGAGGAAGGTTAATTGGAAAGTCACATAGCTATGAAAGATGAATATATTACATTTGGAGAAGATACTCCCAATGACAAACTTTGCGAAAAAATCGACAGCTGGGTAAAAACCTCCCAGACATATCATGACTCTTTAGTTGCACACCAAAACAAAATGGTGCGCTATTACGAAGGTAACCAAACTGATAGAGACCAAGTTGCTCCACACAACTCTGATTCGGTGTATAACCGTATGTTTGAGGCGATTGAGACTATTATTCCAATCATTACTGGTGGTGCTCACGCTTTTGTTGCTATGCCAGCCCTAGAGAATGAAATCTCGATGGCTCGTTCACAACGGGTGCAAAAAGTTTTAAATCAAAAGTACGAAGACCTAGAGATTCGAAGAAAGCTAGAAAACATATCGCGTGACATGATGCTCAAGCGGTATGGTGTCTTGGAATACGGCTGGGATATTGATACAGATGACGTTGGTGTTTGGGTTCGTGACCCGCGAACAATCCTAATACCAAAATACCGAGTAGACCCACACGACCTACCGTATGTGATTAAACTAGCTGAATTTGATGAAGATGATTTGTTGCGTTACTTCCCTGATTTATCGGAAGATGATAAACAAAATCTACAAAAAGGAGTGAATATCCAAGTTGGAGACGGAACTAGTGAAGCTGACAGTGAAATGTATCAAGTAATGGTGGTATACACCGATGAGTTTTGGGTATGGAAGCAAGGCGACGTTATCCTAAAAAAGATGAAAAACCCGTTCTACGATTGGGATGGAGTAGAAATTGAAGAGCTGGAAACTGACCAGAACGGTAAGGTGAAAACGTATAAGAATATTTTATACGCTAATCACTTAGTACGGCCACAAAAACCGTTCATCTTCTTTTCTCCGTTCACCACTGGTGACGCGCCTGTCGCCCAGACTTCCTTAGCTGAGATTGCTTTACCAATCCAAGATGACATCAACGTCGCCAAGCGTCAGATTTTAGATAACCTTCGCCGAATGGGTAACGGGCAAGTTTATGTAGACACAGATGCTCTCCCACAAGAAGTAATCGACGCAATCACCAACGAGCCTGGTCTTATTTTGATGGGTAAAAACCTAGCTTCTGAAAACCGTATTCGTCGAGAAGCAGCGGTACAGATTCCTGCGTCTCATTTCTCAAACTTGATGGACTCCGTACAAGCATTTGATAACGTCTTCGGTACACACGGTGCGCTACGAGGAAACGCTGATTCAGAAACTCTTGGTGGCCAGATTCTTAATCGAAACCAAAACTTATCTCGTGTTGAGCAGCTGACCCGTGAACTTAACCGCGGGGTCGCAAGGTTAGTAGACGGTTTGGTTCAAATGATGAAGATGTACTATACCGAACAGAAAGCGTTTCAATATCTTGGGAAAGATGGTTCGGTTGAGTTCCTAAAGTTTATTAACGATGACATTGAAGATGGGGTAGTTATCAATACTAAATCAGGCACACCGCCAGTTCTCGACCCAGTTGGTCGGTACAACCAAGCTATCCAGCTCTGGCAACTAGGTGCGCTTGACCCAGAAACCTTATTTGAACGTCTAGAGTTTGCTGACCCGAAGATTACGGCGCAAAAGCTAGCAGCATGGAGAGCTGGGCAAGTTGTCTTTGAATCACAAATTCGTCAGCAAGAAGCTCAGGCAGGTGCCGAAGCTCCTGCTAGTACAGATGTTCCTGAAGCAGACGGAAGTGCAGAGCGGGATGTAGAAACACCAAACGATGCAGTTCAGCGAGGAAATGACAGCCTCGGTGGAGGTGGTACAGCCCCCCTGACGAACACGCCAAACATGTAATGGTATAATGTAAGTACTATCGTGAATGGCGCGGTAAGTTCTTCCAAGATTGCATAAAAATATTGTTAACTCCAACTCGTATAAACGCTCACAAATACTCTCGTGAGCGTTTTGCATTTGTAGAGTGTGATATTATTTAATTGGGACAAAACCCTCCAAATGAATTTAGAAGGAAAATAGGACTAAACCTGAAAAGAATATGACACCAACCTACGCCCATCCGCTGAGCAACATTTTAATACAGCTGCAAATTGCACTGATGAACATGTTTACTTTTATGGCGGGTAAAGCCGACGATGACGATAAAGGATTCGAAGGCGACGACGCTTGGGATGACGATAGCGACCTTGGCGATGACGACGACAAAGGCGACGACGATGATGATTCAGACGATGATGATTCAGACGACGACGATGATGACGACGACGACGACAAGAAAAAGTCTGATAAAAAGGACAAATCAGCTATTGTTCAGAAGAAGCGGTATCGAGACCAAGCAAAAAAACTGCAAAAAGAGCTTGATGGCCTCAAATCTAAAGATAACTCTGATGGGTTGTCTGCTGAGGAAAAGAAGGAACAAGCTGCCAAGCAGTATCTAGCAACCACCATTCGTGACGTTCTTAAAGAAGTGGAGAAAGAGGAGCAATCCAAATCTGCCAAAGAACAAGAAGCGTTTGACGAGGAGTTAGAAGAGGTGCTCGATGAAAACGATTCCATCAGCGAGAAGAAGCTAAGAAGCGTAGCCGAAGAATTTGAGGTCAACCCAAAAGTTGCTCTCAAGATTATCGAACGAGAACGGAAGCTCACTAAACGTGAGAAGCCAAAAATTCCTAAAGAAAAGCGGGCAAGCACCAGCATTTCTAAAGGAGATAAGGGTGGTGACGATAAGAAACCATCTTCTCTCGACGATGTCGCGCGACGAATCAAAGCTGCTATCTCGGAATAAAATTATCCGTTAGCAAACTAACTTCATGTCACAGTTAAGTAATTTCGTTACTTCGGTAACAGAAAACGAGTTTCTACCCGTAGTCGTTGATAACGCCTACGATGGAAACGCACTATTCATGCGTTTGAAAAACAAGCGCAAGAACTGGTCAAGTGGGGCAAAGCTGACAATTCCTACTCAGGTATCTGAGCGTACACAAGGTGGTTCATATGCAGGAGCAGACACATTTGGTACTGCACAGGAAGATGTCCGAAAGCAATTCGAAGCTGACCCAAGCCAGTATTACTGGAACGCAACCATTACAGGAATCCAAGCCTCAGCCAACAAAGGTAAACGAGCAATCGTAGACCTTATGACAGAGGAATTTCGGTCTATTGGAATGGCGATGAAAGACCGTATGGGTACAGACCTATACGGCGATGGTACTGGAAACAGTAACAAGAACTTTACTGGTCTTGTTTCACACGTAGATGATGGTACGAACGTAAGTACATACCAGAACCTATCGCGAACCACTTACCCAACATTGAAGTCTACTCTGACTGCACAGTCAGGAGCACTTGGTCTTGATGACCTTGCAACAGACTTCGATGCAGCCCAGGTCGGCAGCGACCAACCAACTCTAGGTGTTACTACCCCAGCGGTATTCAGCATTTACGAGGCACTTCTTACACAAAACTCTCGATACCAAGTTGTTCAGAACTCTGAACGATTTGCGCTTACCGCAGCAGGTATTGAAAAAGCTGGTGTAACAGGTAACGCAGGGTTTACAGGTCTTATGTTCCGAGGAATGCCTATCATTTCTGATGATAAGTGCCCTACAGGAAACCTCTTCATGTTGAACGAGAACTATCTCGATATGTATGAAATGAGTGCAGACCCTAACTTTGTGCAGGGAACGAAAGAAGGATTCGCTTGGACTGGTTGGAAGAAGCCAACCAATCAGGATGTTATTGTTGGCCAAATCCTATGGTACGGTCAGCTGGTCGGAACACAACCTCGCAAGCACGCTCGCCGAACTGGTATTACTAGCTAGTCTTAATTTTATTGAATTATGCCTAAGACAACTGGATTCGCAGAAGCAATTGAGCAAGATGTTCACGCAACATCTACCGTTGCTCGCGCAAAACTCGGCGACAAAGTACACACCGCAGATGGTCGTACTTATCGCTACGCAAAAGCTGCTGGCACTGCACTAGATGCAGGTAAGCTCGCCGTAGCTGCCACGCTTGTAGCAAACCACACTAATATCGCTGTAGCTGCTGCTGCCGATATTGGTGCAACGCAAGTTACCGTTACCCTTGGTGCGACTGCTGCTACAGTCAATCAATACACCGAAGGTTTTGTCACCATTAGCGATGCTGCTGGTGAAGGGATTGCGTACAAGATTGCCAGTCACGGTGCTGCTGATGCTTCAGCTGACCTCGTACTCAATCTTGAAGACCCAATTCGGGTTGCCCTTACTACTGCATCTGAAGTAAGCATGACATGCAACTTGTTTGACAATGTTGTTATTTCAGCAGCTGACCAAGCTGATGCAGCTGTTGGTGTTCCCAACGTCGCTGTAGGCGCAGATGAGTACTTCTGGGCGCAAACTGGTGGGTTGTGTTCTGTCCTCGCAGACGAAGCTGCTGCTGCTGGTAACGCACTCACTATTGGCTCTAGTACCGCTGGGTCGGTAGAAGTGCTTGATGGAATTGGTGAACAGCAAATCGGTGTTGCGGTAGCTGCTTTGGTAGATACCGAGTACCGAGTAATCAAGCTCACTATAGATTCGTAGTAGACGTTAGTAACTTAATCTCAGCGCGAGAACGATATTCACGGATGCGCTCATATAACCTATGGCTGAATTAGATACACTGTACGTCACCAACCCAACCACAGACGATTTCACTGTTAATTTTAACGGAGAACCGTACATGATTGGGGCAGGTGAAAAGAAGGCGTTCCCAGAGTTTCTTGGCTTTCACGTAGCCAAGCACCTCTCGGACAAAATTATTCGTGAAAAGATACTGAAGATTCGGAAGAAGACCACTGAAAACCCGTACCGCCCAGAGGTGGCACAGTTGCAGGTGTACGACAACCCAACCCGACGTATCGCCCTTTACGATATTCTCCAAGACAAAACCTTAGTTGAAAGATGCGTAAACGCATTTCCGATGAAGGAATTTATTGGAGAGATTGCTGAGTACGATGAGTACGTCAGTAAGAAAGAAGCTAAGGAAGAAAAAGCCGAGGTGACACCCACCAAAGCTAAATAGCTTCCTCTTCTGGTTAACCCCAGAAGCGAGGGGATAGGACTCCTTCTTCCTGTCTCTTCGGTTCTGAGGTTAACATTCTGCTGATGCTATACTTATTAGTGTTAATAGAATAAACCCACGTATGACAAACGACGTAAAAATTCAACGAGGCACCCCCCGCGAAAAACGAGAAGTGACCAATGATAAAGAATGGCTTGAAGACCGTATGGAACGACTTGATGAAAAAATCGAAGTTCTTTCTGAACGTGTCAAAGCTGCAAAGCAAGAAAAAAACGAGCGTGAAAAACAACTCGCAGCACTTTAATAGTAATCTTCTAATTTATGGCAGACGTAGTATATAACAACTTCAAGAAGAACATAATGAACGGTAATATCGACTTAGATAATGACACTATTAAAGTAGCGTTAGTGACAAGTGCATATACACCGAACATTGATACTGATGAAGATTTCGCAGATGTGACAAACGAAGTCTCTGGTACAGGCTACACAGCTGGAGGAAATACTCTGGCTAACACAGCTGTTACCGCAGACACAACCGATGACGAAGGAGTGTTTGATGCAGATGATACCACTTGGACAACATCAACCATCACAGCACGAGGTGCAGTCATTTACAAAGATACAGGGATTCCTGGTACATCTTGGTTGATTGGATACTTGGACTTTACCACTGACCAGGCCTCTAGTGCTGGTGACTTTACAATAGCTTTCGGAGCAGAAGGGATTCTAAATCTTGGGTAATTATTGTGTCCTCGCTCTACTCCTTACGGGGGTAGCGACGAGGACGTAACTTAAATTAAATTATGACAAAGGAACAACTTATTGCAAAAATCAGTACAGACTCACTTGGAGTAGCAGCCGTGCAGCCGACAATGGGCGGAGACGGGCAGCCAGAGGTAGTAACCTTGGACACTGGTAAGACTGTCCGAAAATACTCAATCAACGTAGCGTTTGACGACAAAGGAACGGTTCAGTTCAAGAATGTACCAGTGGTAGTCTTTAACGAAGGGCAGCCAGAAGAAGAAGCACTCCTTTCACAAGGACAAGAAGCACCCAAGCCAAACGTGGTGCAGAAGGCAGCAACCGCGTACCTAGACGAAAAAGTTTCCGACGGTACGTTCAAAACCTATTCAATCCAAGAAATTAACGAGGAGCACCTATTCTGCATTGCGACGGTAACAGAGTTGGAGGGGAACGTAATGACCCAGAAGCAAGTAATGGTACATAAACCAGCCAATAAACCAGTAACCCACAACGACTACCAGACTCTATAAACTAGTTCTATATGGCTTTTCCTGCTGGCTACACAAAATATCAAGAGATAACAATAGACAATACAAAGGTGAGTGCAGACCTCACTGATTATGTTGTGTATGTAGACCTTGCCGACCTTGTGAAAGCAGGAGCCGATGTTTTTGATACGTGTCGGACTGACGGAGGAGACTTACGAGCTACTAAAAGTGACGGGACTACGGAGCTACCAATTGAAGTGGTGGCTATAGACACCACCGCCAAGACAGGGGAGGTACATATAAAAATTAGTGGTACCACTTCTAGCTCTACTGACACGGTTATACGACTTTACTACAACGGTACGGACACAGCGGTAGCGGTAGGTGCTACGTATGGACGTAATGCGGTGTGGAGTGACTATTTAAGGGTGTATCACATGAATGAGTCTAGTGGTGCAGCAATAGACAGCACAGGAAATAACAACGGAGTGTATGAAGGTAATTTACCTAACGCCGTAGCAGGACAAATTGGCAATACACAAGACTTAGACGGTATAGGAGATTATGTTTCCAGCACAGGCGTACAAACAGTACAAAACGCAGATTTTACCGTTTCTGCCTGGTTTAAAACATCTGCGCCAGTGCTTGCTAGAGTTTTGGGAGGGAGAGATTCAAATGCAGATTTTGTGTCATTTCTGATTCAGTCTTCTGGAGAAATGCGTTTACGTCGCTACAATGGAAACACAACAGATAACGATGATTTTACAACCAATGGTTCATATAACGACAACTCTTTTCATTTAACTCACGCTGTTTATGACATAAGTGCAGCAGGTACATCTAGTGCAATGAAGTTGTATGTAGACGGAAATGACGATACAAGTACCTCTACAATTTCAAATACAGGAACTAGTGATGCTTTTGGAATTTCAGAAGATTTGTACTTAGGTGCTAGAAATCTTAGTGGGTCAGCAGATAGTAACTGGGATGGTTTACTTGGTGAAATTAGAATAATTGCAAACAAACTTTCTGCTAACCATATACCCACCGAATACAACAACCAAAACTCACCAAGCACGTTCTATAGTTCAAGTGCAGAAACAGGCAGCACTTCTAGTGTTAGCTTTGATGCTTCACCTTTAACAGCAACATTTTCAATTCCTGCCTATACTCCCCAAACAGGAACTACTGAATCGGTCAGTCCTCTGACAGCCACGTTTAGTATCGTTGCAGCCACAACTTCTGCTGGAACGACCCAAACAGCATCACCGCTAACAGCAACCTTCTCAATTCCACCAAATACGGTTGACTTACCTGATTACGAATTTTCAGCCAGTCCGTTAACAGCAACATTTAGCCAACCCGCATTCACAATATCAACCAGTAGTGCTTACGCTGCTGCGGTTCTTTCGGCTGTTTTTTCAATACCTACATC